AAATAAAAGGCCGGTATATGAAGCAAAAGCTCAAACCAAGGATGGTCGTCTTTCTTTTAAATGCAACGGTTGCTACCGAGAAATAGAGGTACAGCGGCCAATACAAAATATTCAGATACCAGAGCCGATGATTGAAGGACAGATCAGGCCCGGGACTCTCTTCGATCCAAATGGAAGGCCGATCGGAGTTTGAAACTAAAAGGAGATACTTATGCCAGAAGGGGAAACATTACCTAAGACCGGAAAATCAAAGGATTGGCTTGATTACGCCGATAAAAAACTGAAGAAGTTCAGGGACTATCACAGCGAAACCAATCTACTTGGGCAGATTAAACATCCCAATGTTTTGGGAGATGACTATTCAAAAGTACTTTCTCAAAAAGAACTCGAAGCCCGGAAGATGGGAATGGAACTTTTGCGTAAAGAAAAGGCGGGCGAATTAGCCAAACGATCTGCCGGATATAGGAAGGGCGGAACGATGAGGAAGGACGGCCCAGCCAAGCTGCATAAGGGTGAAGAGGTCATTTCCAAGACCAGAAAAGCAAGAAAATCAGGACGCTCTACAGCCCGCCGATAGGGGGGGCTTGACAGCATTATGAGAAGATATTTCTGACGGCAATCCCGAAGTTGGTTGGTCGGTCGTCGCATCATCTACCCGCGATGGCCGGCTAACCTCGGAGATTAAAATGGCAAAAAAGAGTAAAGGCCCAAAATTCAACCAAACAGCTCCAAGCTTTAACCCTGCACCCTCAGAAGATAAAAAATATCAACTCGAGGATGATAGCCGTACAGTCCGCAGTTATCTTGATCTCAAAAAAGATCCCGGCCGGCATGAGCGAGCTATTGGTCATATGCGAAGCCAAGTTGAAGGCCTTAATGAGTTATCTACGCGGAAAGAAGCTTTGCCGCGTAAATCCCGGAGACTCGGGTCCAGAAATGGACGACGTGGGGCTAGAAGGTAATTATGCCCAAGCTTCCTCCAAGTGCTTCCAAATCCGAAAAGAAGGAACGGGTTAAGGAAGAAATGGATAAATGGAAATCGGGCAGACTTCACTCCGGATCGAAAAGAGGTCCTGTAGTAACGAATCAAAAACAGGCGATCGCAATCGCACTGAGTGAATCGGGACAATCGAAGAAGAGAAAAGCGAGCCGAAAAGGCGCTCGAGGGGGAAGACGATAATGGCAAAGCAAAGCAGAGAAGCGCAAATGAAAGCCCATGAAAAGGCTGAATCTCCAGAGAAAGAAAATATCGAAGAGGCAGCGTGGAGAAAGTCCAAGCGCGGGAAAACCCGGAAAGCTGGACGTGGCGCCGGCAGAAAGTAATGGAAGCAAAAATCTGCACTCCCAAAAAGGAAATGGTCCAAGAGCATGAGCATCTGGTTAAAACGCTCAGGACTGGTTCCCGAAAGAAGTTGAAGGAGGAGGCCGCGGATCAGGCCAAAGAGCTTTCCGGATATCGGAAGGCAAAGGGCCGAAAGAGTATGCGGGGTACGAACCGCAGGTAGCCAGTATTAAAAAAGGAGAAAAAATCATGGCAGAAGAAAAGAAAGAAGCTTTTGAAGGTCATGGCGACAATACGCAGCCGGCCGGGATTCAATCACCTGGTACGTTTGTCCCTTTGTCCACGGATCCGAATTCCGTAAATCAAAAGAGTGAATCGGGGAAGAAAGGCAAGGTCGAGTAACTATGCCAGCGCCAGGGTTGGATATGCCTCCCATGCCGGACCCGTCGATAACGAGTCAGCAAGGGACGCCACAAGCTGCCCCTCCGGGGCGTGGTCTCGGGGCTATTGCGGCACAGAGACCGGGTGGACAACCAGCCCCCGGCGCCCCCGACCCTCATGGAGCGGTAACGACTCAGGTTGAAGCGATCAAGAAAGTTCTTGAAGAGATGGCGAAAACCGAGCCGATGATGGCTCCATTTGCCGCTCGTGCTACCGCGGTATTGGATTCTGGATTGTCAGCCGTCAGGTCATCACCGCAAACCTCTGAAGGTAATGCGGGCGATATAGGGCCCGGCGCTCAAGGAAACCCTCCTCCGCAAGGTAGGGGAGGCGTTGGCCAAGGGCCGCCAATGGCTTAATGTAAACCCGGTTTACACCTGATGGACTTCGGGAAAATGTCGAATCAGGGTAGATAGCAATGGATTAAATGTATGGCGTTATCACCGGAACTCGAAAAGCTTGTGGCAACACTGCCGGAAGCCGACAGAGAAGGGACGCGAAAAATGCTGGAAGAGGGAGTCCTCCGACAGCAGGATTATTCGCGGAAAATGAATGAATTAACCGCGAAGGAAAAAGAGTGGACGACATGGCACACCAGCGCGGACACTCAATACAAAGCCGCAATGACCGAAGTAAAGTCGCTGAAAGAAACGATCTCAGCACTCGAAAAAGCCAAGGCGGCCGGATCGATCGAAGATGATCTTTCGGGAGATGAGGATGCGGCCATTACGAAAGCCCTCAGGGAAGCCAGAACTGAACTGGCTCTAGCAAAAGAGCGGCAATCGCTTCTTGAACAGACTGTTCATGAGGTCAATCAGAAGATTGAAAAGGGAGAGCTCCTCACAGCCACAAAGTTTCAGGAAGAACTGGCTAAACAGGGCGACAACCTTGGAGCGGCCATCTTTGAAGTTATTGATTTGCAGCAGAAATGCCAACAGGAATTCGGCAAGTCTTTGGACCGAACCCAGTTGATTGCCGAAGCGCAAAGGCGAAACGGTGACTTAAAGGGAGCTTACGAGGCTCTTACCGGTGACTTTAGGATCGAGAAGCGCCGGACAGAACTCGAGGCAGAGTATGAACAGAAGTATAACGATCGTGTAAAGGCTGCGAACCTTCCTATTGACCAAGGTAGTGGCGGAGAACCAAATCTCGGACCTCTGCAAGCCCGCTTGGCTAAGAAGGACACTGGGATCCCTGATGATGTGCCAGCAGACGGAAGTGGCCGGTTGGCCAGTCTCATCGGAAATGAATTCCGGGCAGAAGGAAAAGGTTAATAGCCTTTAGCAGGAGAGAGGCCGGATCAGCCGGCCTCTCAGGCACGTGCCCCAATGGCGGCGCCCGAGCCAGAAATGGAACCGAGAGCAGTAGTCGGGGACCCATCGATGGAAGGCAGCAAGACAGAGGCAAGTGTAGATTAACCGACTAGCAAGCGTTAGCCGGAAGATCCGCATTAGCGGAAACTTGTAACCTTTAATTGATGGAGTTCAAATTATGGCTCTTACTTGGGATGACATTACAGGTAAGGTAAATAAACACATCGTCCCCCGACTTGTCGATAACGTCTACAAGTCCAGCCCGGTGTTCACCCGGCTGCGCACCCGGAATGCGGAACGCTTCGAAGGCGGTACCACGATCCGGCACCCAATCGCGTATGCCGAACTGAATGGTGGAGCGTTCCAGCGTGGTGGAACCTTCAACATCACTTATGTCCAGACCGATACGGCTCTGGAAGTCAACCCGAAGTTTTACTATGTCAATGTGACACTGTTCGGGACTGACAACGTACTGGCCCGTGGACCGGATGCGGCAATGAATTATGTCGAAAGCAAGATGGTCAACGCTTCCGGCAAAATGGCCAAACTGCTCGGAACCGACATCTTTCTTGATGGAACCGGAGTAAATTCCGCAACCATCAATATCGATGGTTTCCAGCAAGCCTTGGACAATGGAAATACCTTCGCGTCCTATGGCGGGATCACCCGATCCGACCTCGGGATTGTGAACGGAACCAATAATCAGGGAATTAACGCATACGTCAATGCCCTGAATCCATTCACAATGCTTGGCCTGCAAGCTGCTTACGGCGCCTCATGGTTCGGCAATGAGCATGTCGACCTAATCGTTACCACCCAGCTTATTTGGGACATGATCTGGAATAAAATCCAACCTCAGCAACGGTTCCTCGAAGAGAGCACCGATGTCGCCAAGGTCGGATTCCAGTCATTGCGATGGAATGGCTCTTCGATCACCGTCGACCAGTATGCCCCTGCCGGATACATTTTCGGCCTGAATACCAAATACATCCAATTCTGGATCTCCACTCTTCCGAAGTATCAATTCGGGTTCACGGGGTTCAAGGAAGCACAGAACACGGATGACGTTGCTGGCCAGTATCTTTTCTCCGGGAATCTTCTGATTCCGGCGCCAAGACTTTTCTTCGTTCTCTCCGGAGTTCAAACCCTGTAATTGGGACTCGAAAGGAGTAATTCCATGAGTGAAGGACTTTTTACATTCGGAACCCTGGAAACCGTAGAGATCCCTTATGCGGGTCCGGGAGTAGCAAACGATGCAGTAGCTAAGGCGCCTCTGGGCGTCCTGTATCGCCACAAGGGGAACGTCTATCGTTATGTCCTGTTCGACAATGGAGCGGGCAATGTTGCCGCGGTTGTGGGCGGAGTGGTTTATTGGAAGGCCCTTGACCCCAACAATGAACTGCTTCCTTTGTTCACTGTTACCAGTGACATCGAATCTGGCATAGCCTCAGGCGTGAACATGGTCGCTGGAGTCACCGGAGTCATTGTAACCGATCTTCATTATACCTGGATTCAGGTGGGTGGAGTGGTTACGGCTCTTACCGCAGCTTCGACTGCGGCCGGGGACGGATGTTGCCATGGAACCGACAACACGTTCGGTCGCATGGCTGCCGGCAGTTTCATTAATCAGTGCTTTGGTATTGCACTCACTGCTCGCAATACCACGGCAGGAACCAACAGTGTTCTGTTGCAAAACCTGATCTGGTAAGGAGGTAGCCAATGCCAGCTATTATACCGGCCAGCAAGATTCAACTGAGTCTTGGGAACCGAGTAGGAGTGCTTGCGACCTTTTCTCCTGAGATCGATGACGGAGATACATGGGAAACAGGCTTGGGTAAAGTTGAGGCTATCTTTGCAACTGCAAGTGGCTCCGGAATAACTATCGGAGCTACCTATTCAGGTGGCATGGTGACTTTCAACACCACGGGAGGGAGTTTCCCGAATGCTAAAATTCTAGCAATCGGTCTCGCGTAATTGGAATCGCCCGGGCAGTTAATCCTGCCCGGGCAAAATCTTGTGGGGTAATGCCATGTCAGTTGTCGGCCCTATCCAGCCCTATGCTGGAGGAGGGGCGGTTCAAGAGAACTTTGATGGCATGGTTAATCATGTCCTCTCTTATGCCCCAGATGCCCCTCCACAACTAATAAAGAGAAGAATCAATACCCGTCTGCGCCAGGTTCTTGATAAGCGCATGTGGGCCGGTCTGCTTGTCCGTGGGCAGATTGTAATCCCTGCTGTATACACAACCGGGACCGCCACTGTGGTCCAAGGGTCAGATGCCGTTACAGGCACCGCTACGCTTTGGCCGGTTGATGACCTTGTGAGTACCACCCTCAGCCAGCCAATAACCATGATTAACGAGTACCAAGATGTTTTCCCGGCAAGCATGGTGGGGATAGCGGCTGGAGACTGGATAGTATTGGATCAAGCCGGAGCCAACATTGAATTTTTGTTGGTAATATCGGTTGGGGCAACCAGTTTCAAAGCAAAGCCGGCAAAGACTCATCTGGCTGCCGAAACTATTACCAAGAGTTCTTTGTCTCGCCGACAGTTCAGGATTGGGACGACAACTTCATTTTATGGGATTATCGGCGTCTACAATGATGGAGCTCTTAAATTAAAACTCGATTTGGTTTGGGGTCATGCCGATTTTACCGCCTCTGCTTATCAAATCATGAAGGCATACGTCAGCCTCGAGCAAAATCTCAGGATGGTTTGGAGCGTAGTCAATAATAAGCAGGGATGGCGCCTGCGCCTGAATATGCCACAGGAGGTCCTGAATACATACGATACTTGGAGACAGACTACCGGATTCGTTTATATGATGGCCGATTGGGTCCCGGATGAAATTGGAAGATTCCAATATGAGCTTTATCCAACCCCAAGCATGCAACAGGGATTCCCATATATTGCTTATTCAACCCCTCCAAATTTAATGGATCCAGAGGACACGCCTCCTCCGGCGATACCGAGTCACGTCTTGGTTAATGGAACCCTGAGTGACATTCTGATCCATAATCCGAAAAGCCCATATTACAGTCCGGCCGCCGCGGCAAAATTTGAAGCCCAGTATAAGGATGATCTTGATTCGGCAATGATGGCGGACGATTCCATTTATATGCAAAATCTACAATGGGCTTATTCAAGATATCCCTTCACGCAGCACGGCGCCAATTATTGGCAAAGCCATGACGTTGATAGTGTTTTCGGCTATGTATAAGGAGTTCTATGCCGCCAAAAGTTTTAGTTTCCGTTCCTTGCTATCATGCAATGGAACCGGAACCGCTAATGAATTTTATGCTTGTCTCCCAAGAATCCGGCCGCGCAGAAGCCAGAGGGGAATATTCCGTTCGATGGCTCATAGGTGGCCCCAAGGTAAAAACGGAGAACGTCCGTAATATATCCTGTGTAACCGCCTTAAAGGGCGGAGCTTCGCATTTGCTCTTCATTGATGATGACATGCTTATCTCGCCTCCGGACATCATTGGCAAGCTTCTGGCGTTAGATAAAGACATCGTTTCCCCCTTATTCTTCCGATCGTCTGGGAACTTCGATCCTCTGGTATTCAATATCAATGGGGATGGAGAGCCTCATCCCATTATGAATTATCCCCAAAAAGAAGTGTTCCAGGTAAATGGAGGAGTTGGAACCGGCGTCATGTTGATAAAGAGAGCGGTTCTCGAGGCCATGAAGCCTCCTTACTTCTACTATCCGCCGAATACCACCCGGGGTGCAGATTTACACTTCTGCATGAGGGCGATCGATAAGGGGTTTACGGTCTGGTGTGATTCCAGTTTGGTTGTGAACCAAATGGGAATGGCTCGACCGGTTGGAGAAATAGATTTTCTGAATATGAGCCTTAAAGGAAAGCTTGACAGTACCATTGTAAGATAGAGATGGAGGAATTATGAGTCGCAATGAAATAAAACCAAATGATCAACGGCCCTGTTCTACTTTCAACCAGGCGCCGACTGGACACAAAATTCCCGATGGAAGGTCCGCGGATGATCCATCGATGGATTTCTCAGTCCCGGATTGTGGAGTTAAGGCCGGCGGGCAATTTATCACGCCATTTATTTTGGATGATGAAGACCTCCCCGGAACTGTTGTCTGTAATCGTCAGGGTCACTAAGGAGAATGTAATGGGTTGGAAAGGATTCAGTAAAATATTGAGCGAAACTGAAATGCCGGAACCTATCACAGTGGAAGGGACAAAGGCAAAAACCCTTATTATTTCTCCTATGAGGACAAATAGTAATGCGATTTACCTTGGGCCATCTGCGGCAACCGGGATTGAATTAATCCCGCCAGCAAATGCGACAACTCCGGTTGAAAAGATTACTCTCAGCGAAGATTTTGGGAATGGGATGGATTTGAGTTCGATTTATGTCATTGGCACAGCCGGAGAGGGTGTTCAAGGACTGTACGAAGAACATTAATCCATTCAAGAGGGTTAAATGGCATCAATTTCCTGTGTCACTGATGAAGGGTTGAATATCATTGCCAATCGCTTAAAAGGCATTGGAAATGAACCGCTGTATTTTGCATGGGGTACAGGTGCCGGCAATGCTGCTCCTGCTGATCTGACTCTTTTCACCGAAGCGTCAGAAGCCCGTCCGGTCATGACGAGTCAGATCGATACGGTAAGTTCTGTCGGAGACTCCTATAAACTGACAGGTGCGATAGTAGCCAATGCCCTTAAAACGATAACCAACTGGGGTGTTTTTGATGCTGCGGTTGGAGGCAACTTACTGCTTCATGAATCTATCATCCCCGGAGAAATTTACCAGCTTGGGCAGGTAGGAGTCTTTTATTTCAGAATTCAGTTCATTCGAGGGACATAAACATGGCCGTTCCGCAGTTTTTAGCGAGTGCATTTAGGTATCTGAACCTCGTCGGAGTTGTCGATGTCCAGACCATCATCGATGGACTTTATACCGAACTGATTGCGAATGGATGGACCTGCACAGTTGGAGGCACAGGACAAACACCCACAACCATGGTTTCCCCTGTTCGTGCGGATCGCGTCAGATTAACCCTGACTTTTGAGAGGTCGTCAGCAACCAGATTAGACCTCTATGCATATGACGATAATGGTATCTGGATCAATGATGCTGGGGCTTCAGTATATTATATTACGATCGACGCCGCTCCGACAGATGTTGAGTTGTACACGAGTGCCCTACATTGCTGCATCAATTCCAGAAAAAGTGTTGCTGCTACATCTTGGAATTGTGCTGTTCTGGACAACGCGCCATCAGCATCACTTGCCGAACCATATCCATTCTATTATTGCAGTGGAGGTCCTGATTCATCTGCCACGTTATGGATGTATGTATTTGTAAGGGCCCCAGGTGATGCTGCCTATAATACTTCAAGTTATTGTTATGGTCGACAGCCCTATGGGGGAACTACCAACAATTTCAGATTTAAGACTATGAGTGGCGCGAATATGTTCTGCCCATTCGAATTATGTAAAGATGGATGGATGCTTGGCCGCGTCCCTCATATGCTCATGACTGATTACGGCATTGCTCCCGGAACTGATTTAACGGTTCCTCTCGACACAGGGGTGACCGGGACATTTAGAGTCTTGGGATTTGTCCCTTATAACACATATGCCCATAGCCTCTGCATGAGAAAGGCATAAAAATGGCACTCCCTTCATTCCTTGCTTCAAGTTATTACTATTTCTCTCGAGATAATGTGACCGATGTTCAAACTATTATGGACGACTTCGCCACTGAGATCCTGACGACGAATTCTCCAGTTTGGACAAATCCTTCTGGGACAAGATATGTCTCTCCGGTAGATGGGTACGGGAGATTCATGGATCTTGAATTTACGAGAACCGATCAATACAAATTGACGATGACCTTGAAGGACCAGAACGGTCTGACGATCATGGCGCGAAGGATCATTATCCCCTCGACCAGTGGGTGTTCCGTTAGAATTTATACCGGTCAATTCCATTTCTGCATCGACGTGGATGACTTTACAGTAAATGGCCAGATTCTTATCGGTGGGATAGTCGATATGGCCCCAGAAGCCAATAATTCCCATTCAAACTATGTTTGGGGTTTTGGTTCCAGGGATACGGCAGATACAAATACGATCGGGTACATGCGATGGGTATTTATGTCAGACAGTGGAACCCCGGCATTACTTGATCGCGTAGCTTCCTATAATGTCCAGGTCAGCCAGCAACCATGCCCGCAAAGAGATACCTCGGGATATAGAATCTTCCTTCCATATGGATTGTGGGCTCTTACGCCCGGGGACGCCCGGAGGCTTTATGCCGGCCGGGCTTATCAAATGCTATGGGCTCCTTCTGATGTGGGAGCGAATGGTGCTGAGATATCGGCGCCCGTAGATGCTGGAGTGACGGGAACATTTCGTGTGTTAAGCGTTCCTACTTATCCCGATTACGATATTAAAGTAGTCATGAGAGTTCCGTAATGGCAGAGAACCCTATCCATGATTATCAGGCGGTTCCGCTTACTGTGTCGCAGTATGATGCTACCGATCCGTCTGTATTCACAGATTGGGAGGGAAGAAATTCCCCAGTATTCTCGCTCTTTTATGAAAGGACATATGAGCATTACGAATCCCATGTACCGCTAAATTATGCCAATCGGGCAACACAGCCTACTCCAGACAGTATATTGGACATGTTTGAGACGTTTTCAAGGGCCGGAGAGTCTTTCTATGCTCCAGTAGACCTCGAATCGGCACCAGAAGTATCCCATACCCTGAATTTAACTGTGATTGCGGGATTGTGGACTAAAGGTTCCAAAGTAATCCCCGGAGAAGACCCAGTTTGTCACGCTGTGACATCGGCCTCCTGTAAGCCATTGGCGATTTTGGAAATGGATGCGTACCCAATTGCGATTATAGCGATGGATGAAGCCCCTCTTGCCGATCTTGCCCAAGATGCAGCGCCTCTTGCGACTATGGTGTGCAAGGTAATCCAATAAGGAGTTTTGAATATGGCAAATTTCATAATGACTAGAGGCGATAATGTCGGATTCAGTGGGAATGCCACTTTGGAAGGGGAGCCTTATGACCTTGCGGGTTGCCTGCTCTATTTCACCGCAAAGCGCCAATATACAGATGCCGATTCTGCGGCTATCTTCCAAAAATCAGTGGGATCAGGGATAACGATAACCAATCCAACGCAAGGACTTTTCACCGTTGCGATTGCTCCTCTGGACACCGCGGCATTATCAAAAGTAAAAACTATTTTGGTATGGGACCTGCAATTACAGGACGGCAGCGGGAAGATATACACTCTCGCGCAGGGGAACTTGGTCGTTAATCCGGATGTTACAAATATATAATGGCAACAGTCGCAGAAATAATCAGCCAAGTGCTGAGAAGATTAGACGAGTTGAGCACTACAGTTCCAGTCCATTGGACTCGAGAGGAAATCCTCGTCTTCGTTAATGATGCCCTCACTGAATTAAACCTGGCGTCTTGGATATTCCAAGGATCAAAGGCATTAGCCTTAACCACAATAGACAATGTTTATGATCAGCCGGCCGGAATAATTGCAGCTACCGGAGTTCGGTGCCCAAATTATCTAAGAAGGGAAACCCTTTATAATTTGGACTTGGAAGCTAAATGGGACTCCGCGGGAGAGAATCGCAATAATGTCGAGACCTGGTGCCCATTGGGATTAAATAAACTTCTGATTTATCCTCGTCCCTTGGTTGCCAAAACAGCATATGTGGAAGGGATAATAGAACACACTCCGGTTACTGATAATAGCGACCCACTGCCGGTAAGAGCAGAACTCGAAAGCGCAATCGAAGACTATTGCGTAGAAAGAGCAACCTTCAAGGAAGGCCCATCTGAAATCAGCCAAGTCGGCAATCTGTATAAAAATTTCTTGGATAAAGTTCAGGCAGAAAGCGGCCGGAATGTCATCCGTATGTTCCCGAGATTCTCGGTTGGGGTTGTGGCCGATGATGGCTTAAGAGAACAGTCAGCTACCGGAGAAAAGCAAGATGGCGATTAGTGTGGATACTGTTCTCTCCAGAATTGCTACCGACCTGTCCGAGACCAGTAGCGATTTTCTGTCCGGAGCATGGACAAGGACTGAGATGATCGGATATCTGAATTATGCCGAAAGAGATTTCCTCATCCAAACGGGTTCAATGAAATATGACGTATCAGTTGTGCTTGCTCCCGGAGCTGGGATCCTGATAGACCGACCGGCCAATACCATGGATATCGATCGAGTGTCATTAAACGGCAAACGTGTCCTGCGCCAGAGTTCAATGAATCTGGAATTGGAGGACCGCAATTGGAGGGTTAATTCGACCGGATATCCATCTTATTGGCATGAAGATAATATTGCCATAACGAAGATAGAACTTAATAAGATCCCTCTTGCCGGAGGAACCCTCAGGGTCATAGCAGATTATCTCCCAAATGCCTACGCGACGGTTTTCGATAGCTTGCATCTTAGAGACTGTTGGGAACCTTATTTAAGGTGGAAGGTGTTGGCTCTGGCTCTGGCTAAAGATTGCGAAGATCAGGATATCGGAAGAAGCAATTATGCCAATCAGAGATATATGGTGGGGGTCCAACTGGCCCAACGTCTAGTCAAAGGTGTCGCTGAAAACGGTTTGAGAGGATAGTATGGCTCGGGAAATTCAATCGATACCTGTCACGTTTGCGAACACCGGGATTATTCTCAAATCATCCCCTGATGAAATTCCTCTGACAGCATATAAGATGCTTTCCAATGCGCACACCGATCGAGAGAACTCGGTCTCCGTGCGCAAGGGATTCGTCCGGTTGAATGCCGGGCTGCCGACGCCGCCATATTCCAGTTATTACCTCAAGGATTACGTTAATCGCCAATGGCGTTATGCCATCACGAATGGACAATTATATGTCGCCCCGATAGTTGATCCCAATGATGCGAGCATTTGGCCAATAGCCAGCGGAACTGACTTCGGGATAGTGATTGGGGGAAATAATTTATCATCCGAAACTGATCCTCGAGCCCTATGGGCCACCTTCGCACTCCAAGGAACAGAGATGCGCCCCTATATTTTTATGGCTGATGGGATTGCATTCCTTAAACATTCTGGAGGTTTGGATTCTGCCAGGCGAGTTGGAATCCCGATGCCTTCCAGCGCAATTATCAGCATTGAGAAGATTGTAACAGTAGATATCCTCGAAGAGGGATTTGAGGATTACACGGAATGGTCTGGAGGAAGTAGCTCTATCATTTCCGCTCAGGACTATCCTTCGATATGGTTTAATCCTGTCAGCAACTTAAGCTCGAGATGGTATTACGCAAAATATTCATTCGTGTTGAATGATAATTCAGAGACATTCTGTAGTGCCGCAAACTATCCAGGATATATTCCCAGGCAAAAGGGCGCCAGGATGTTTTGGAAGAAAGCCAAGTACGATTATGAGGCTCTTCCAACGATTCATCCCACTAATTGGTTTGGAACCTTCTTTGATGATGCGGTCTATCCGAGTATCCCGGTGGGCGCAAGGGTTAGTGAAGTTAGAATCGGCGCCGGTTCCAGAATCGATAGGCTTCAATTCATATGGCAGACTGCCAGCGGGACATTAGTTAATGGACCTGTCCATGGAGGGACGGGAGGGACATCGTATAAATTCACCCTTGATTCAGATGAATATATTACAGAATTTAAAGGAAAATATGGAGATACCTATATTGATTCTCTGACGATCGTCACAAATAAAAGAGAATCACAGGTGTATGGAACAGGGGGAAATCATGATTACAGCATTACCATGCCGGCATCGGAATTGCTTCGCTCTCCATGTTTAATAGGACTGAGTGGGAAAGCAAATAAAGGAGCTGATCAGTCATCAGCCATTCTTACCGGATTTGGGTTTGTGGTCAGATGGGATTCTTATGACGATACCTCTGCTGCACCGGCAACAGCAATAGCATGGAATTTGTATGTTGGGCCAACAGCCGATAGCGTGGTTAAAGTAAATGATGTTCCGATCGCTTTGGCGACAATATACGATGAACCAGTGAATGGGTTTGTATATTCAACCATTGAGCCCTTAATCCCCAATGCTGGAGTCCTCTCAAATGATGCTTCCGGAGAAACGGCTAATGCATTAAAGATGACAGTAGTTGGTGCTGCCAAACTTGGAAGTGCATTAAAGATATTTGTGAATAGTGATGGAGATCAAATTGTAAAAGACTTCGGAGGCTTGGACCCCGCAGAATCTTTTAAGATATCAGTAAAGTTCGCCGATGCAGATTCTATATCAAATTGCACCAAGGTAAGGTTAAAGTTTGTATTGAGTGACACTCCGGGAGATGCTGGAGGAAAATATAAATACTTTGCTGTAGCCGAAGAAACAGACCTTTCCGGGTTCACCGGAGGAGTTTTTTCTCAGATTCGATTTTATAAGTCTGATTTCGCGTTCACGAATAATAGTGGTACGACTCTTCCTAATCTCGGATGGCAGACAGTAACGGCGGTAATAGTTGAAATAGTCACAGCGGACCCAGGAGTGGGTGCCAATACCTGTATCGTCAGTTTCGATAACCTTCTTTATTCTCCCGTGGGCAAGCTTAATGGGAGTGATTTCCAGTGGACCTATACCTTCTACAACAGCAAGACCGATACTGAAAGCGATTTCGCGGATCCATTTATTAATAATCTTGGAGCCCTAACAGATCAGCAGATCCAACTGAATTTTCCTCCGACTCCATCGACTGCGCCGCCACTATCGAATCCAGATAAGATTCGTATTTACCGAATGGGCGGAACTCTGACTCAATTCCAGAGAATAGCTGAAATCGATTATATCGAAGGGTTCGCGTTCTCGTGGATTGACAATGTTTCTGATATCGACGCCGGCGATGTTATCGAGGAAGACAACCAGCTTTCCCCAGAAGGAGTAGAAGGATGCGAAATCTGGGATAATCGTATGTGGACATGGGGTGGAATATCCCTCGATGGCATTGCCGAACCTCTTAACCGCCTGCGATATTCCAAAGGCACAAGGATTGAGCACTTCCCCGCGGAAAACTATATCTATGTTGGGTCTGGAAACGAAGAAATCAAAAGAGTTCTCGAGCATGACGGAGAACTCTTTATCTTCACGACGACAAAGGTATATCGGATTGTCGGCCAAGATGGGGTTTACCGAGCCCAGAGCACATCCGTAAACCAAGGGCTGTCTAATAAGTTCTGCGCATGCCGGGGAACCCGCGGACTATTTATGCGGGCTTATGATGGTATTTATGAGTTTCCCAATGGCAGGAAGATTTCCGAGCCGATAAATCCAATATTCTTCGGAGAAGAGGTAAATGGAATTGAGGCAATTGCTGCCGGCCGGGAGCCGGAAGAGTCCATGGGATTCTCTGATTCAAAACTCATGTTCTCTTATTGCTCAACTACTGATCCATTAATCCGTAATGACAGGATGCTTGTATGGGACACCCTTTACGAGAGATGGAGTTGGAGGATATACGGGGCTCAAAACCTGTTCTTCGAGCCGGAGACCAATCTTCTGATTGGCGATAATCTCACTCAATGGTATGCGGTAGTCCCGGGAGTTCCAGTTGATGTGCGCAGGTCCGGAAATTATCCCATGCATCTTGATTATGGGAATGGGGATGAATGTTCGGCTCCGATTACCGGCGCCCTCGTCACTTATGGGATTCCCTGCATTATTGATACCAAAGAATATGACCTTGGATTCCCGGATCAGGAGAAGCAATTCATTGAATTAGTAGTCGACGCTGACACCCAAGGATATCCAGTTACGCTCCAAGTAAGTTTCGATGGCGGAGAATTCGAACCTGTTGGTACGATCCAGACTTTCGGCCGACAAAGGATACCCTTCGCAATAGTTATGGGAGAAGAGAATAGCAGATTCGCCGTTCGCATGAGCGTCCGGATGCAATTCGAATCAGACCCCAATGCCGATGCCTCTACCCGGATCTACAAAATAATCCACAGAGTCCTTGTCGAGCCACAACGCCGACGCACCCACGTTACTGATTGGGATTATTGCGGGACTCCGGGCCCCAAATATTTCCATCAATTTTGGGTGGAGATGGATACTTTTGGGCATCCTCTCGAGAAGATTGAGGTCGAAGTCGATCATCAGATTATAAAAACGATTGTCGATAATATTACCGCTGATGGCAGGAGGAAACTCTATTATGGCCTTGGAATAGATCAGAGAGGAATAATTTCCAGACTCAAATTCTATACTGATGGAGATTGGGAAGTTAAGATTTATGGATTTGGATTTGAATGTATTCCTGAACCTCCTCTTCTCAATACCATTCAAATGCCTTGGAC